GTAGCGCTTGTGGCTAAAAAAACGCCCTGTGACCGATTACCCTTGCGTGTATTGCAACGCTTACAACAGGCTACTGCGTTGTCAGGGCTCACAACCAACTCAGGCGCTTTAGAGATTGGGATAACGTGGTCAACCTGATCTGCATCCTGCCCACAGTAAAAGCATACGTAACCGTCACGCTGCAGTATCTTGGTGCGGAACCCGTCACGGTATGCCCGCTTTAGTCTAGGGTCACCACGGTTAGCCATTAGTAATGACCTACTCTCTTATGTCTATCTAGTGCTTTACATACATCACCTTTATAGATCCTATGATGATTTATGTATTTAAGGCCTAAGTCTATCTGCTTATATGGATTAGTCTCTGTCATCTTTAGCAGCTGCGGAATACCAAACGCACTACTCTTAGCGTTTTTAGCTGTAGATGACCAGTTACTTTCTAAACGCCATAACGTAACTAAACATCTATATTGCTTATCATTACCTAACTTCATATGAGCATATAACTTATAGCTCTCTACGTTTGGATCGTAAGCCTTTGCTGGCGTAATCCCAATTACACATAGCACGGCCAAAAGCACCAAACATCGCCTGCGAGCTATCCGCCTCAGCGGCTCGCCAGCGAGTTGTGATGCTAGCGTATGTGTCAAGCTACTAACGAGTATGTGGATAACTTGAGCGCACCGCCTGCGTGTCGTCCACAGGTTTTTGCCGGCTGTGGATAACTTATGTGGATAACTATTTTGCATCCTTGCCCCAACCTGTGCCCCTAAATATGGCACCTACTGGGTCATAAATACGGCGCATATCAAAGCCGCAACACTTAGGTATATTCACATCGTGTATGGATCGCTGAACCTCATAGCGTATTGAGCAGCTAATACACTCATACTCATATATCGGCATAAGTAACCAATAGGCAAACGCTCATTTTGCTACATACTTTGCATTGTAAAACTTTTACGTTAGGTGGCAGGTTATCTGTCACTATTCGCTCTATTTGCTCTGTTATTTTCTTACAGCTACGGCACTCAAAGCGTATTGACTCACTCATAGCTGCACCGCCTCTGAGATAGGCAAAAGGGCCACGGTTTTATCAACCTGGCCCTGTGAGTCAAACTCTGTTTTAGCAGGCAGCCTTTTAACTGACCACTTAACCGTTATCTTACGCAGGTTAAAGGCGTAGATGCCCTTGGGTGTGGCATTAACGTAAAAGGGCGTAAAGCCCAGGCGCTCGGCCTGTTGCATTAGCGCATCATATTTTTCTTGCTCTATGAGCAGGTTATCATAATGCGTGTGCCTGCACTTTAGCTCTATGTGCAGCCTATACAGGGTGCTAGTAGCATCGTGGTACTCGTATTGGTCGGATGACTTAGTTAGATCCTCTAAGTATCGGCCTTTGATGTAGTTAAATAGCTCTTGCTCTGTGTCTATCATCGGCAGCCTTTGCAAAACCATATAACATTTTCAAAGCTGTTTTTTTGATAGCCAAACTTATCTAGCTGTGCTACCAGGGCGCACTTATCGCATTGTTCAACTTTGTACTCAGCTGCTAACTCACCGTTAACAAAGAGCTTTCCTGTCATCTCTTTAAGGTTGATTAACTCGTAGCTGTCGCTCATACCTGTGGCGCCCAGCCGTTAGATGTCTGCATATACCAAACGGGATCACATTGAGTTGCCTTGCTCTTTTCTATACAGCTGTAATTGCCCCACTCTTTGCCTGTCTTAGCGCTAGTGCCAGTACGCCATACACGGGCACCGTGTTTACACTCAGGTTTGCCTTGTAAGTAAATGCCGCCTAGCTCGTTTTTAACTGCCTCGATAGTCTGTGCTACAGGTGTAGTAGCCCATAGATCATCACTAACAGGTGCTACGTCTTTAGTGCTAAGCGCCTCTACCTTTTCCATATCCTGTTTAGTACTGCGAGCAATACCGCCAGGTGTTAACAGGCCTAAAACTCTCCCATAAGCGGAAGTCACACAGTTTTCTACCCAAAAATGAAGGTTTACGCCTCTGTCGCTACGCACTTCTAAAGCATAATCAACAGCGCTAGGTAGATGATCTTCGTACTCTTTGTAGGCCTCAGCCTTAACTAAAATATAACCTTTTGTTATGTCTATATCCTCGATATATGCCACTAAACGTAGCGTGGGATATTCGGCACGTGCCCTAATAATGCGGGCGTTGACATCCTCGTATCCTTCTAAGAAATTACTCATCGCTTGGCCTCAGCTTCTTTTAGCGCCTTAGCGATATTACGGCCACGTAGGTAACCTTCACCCAGGCCTACTTTGTAGCCCATTTCATAAGCTGCGTAGATAAATAAGCCCATAAACAGGCAAACCATACCTACCACTATTAGATCTAAACTGTTCATCTTTCGCCCTTTGTTAAGGCCGATAAGCTACTTATCCGAGTAGCCCTCTCGGCGTGTGTAGTTAAAGTATGAACCTAGCTACTGACAAAAGGCAACGCGACACGCCCTACTTACTAAGTCTGTCCTCTAGCAACAGCTCGTAAATCTTGTCCACGCGTAGCTCTATACGCTCTACCCTACCTTTAAGGTTATGCCCGCCGTTGCCGTCATCGCGTAACTCAGATAGGTAGTACTTAACAAGGTGACGCACAAGCCCAGCCATAAGCCCTGAAAGCGTAGCAATCCCCAAAGCTACGGCTATGTATGCCTGGGCCTGTGACACTTACTTAGCGCCTATTCCCAGTTGCTTTTCATTGGGTGCTACAGCTTTAAGTACTGGCCCGATTAGCCCAGCTAAAAAAGCATTAGCTAGTACTTTAGGGTCTGTTATGCCTGATAGATACAGCGCACCCACGCACGATAGAGCTGCACGTAGGTAGGACAAGGCCGCAGCCTTTAGTTGCTCTTTCATTATTGCTCCTTCAATGCCCCTTAGTTGACCTGTTTTAATATAAATACTGTGTTAGTACCTGAGGCCACAATTCCATAAAGGCCTTCATTATCGCCTACGAGTAACTCCATTTTATCGTCAGTATCTAACTTGTAGCCGTTTGCTGTAGTTACGTTGCTACCACCTATATACGTGGTACCGCCTGAGTTATGCACCCATACGGTTTGATCCATAATATTTGCAGCTACTAATAATGTAGCTGTAGTACCTACGCTTACTTGTGAACTAGTTGGCATTTTCTATCCCTAACTTGGTAATTAAAACCCTGACCTTTTCAGGGCTTAAAGCTATCTCAAAGTGCATCTCATCTTTTCTAGTCCAATCCCCGCCCCAGGTTAAGCCGTACTTTTTAGCCAGGGCACGGATCATAGGTACCTTGCTGGCCTCAAACGTACCTACCTTGCCTAAAGGATGCTTTGTAGCGTTAAGGTCTATAGCTGTGCCGCTGGCGTGGTTACTGAGTTTGCCTACCACACCTCTTACGTCTCTGTAGGCATAGCCCCAATCGTCAAAAGTACCGCCCTCTAACGGCTCTATTAGCTCGTTGAACTCTTTAGCAAAGTTAATAAGCAGCGGCGCTACCTTTTCAGCACAACGCAGTTTAAGGCTTGTGCCCTCAACCTTAAAAGGCTTAACGCCTATCTCAGCCTGATCCTTAGATGCTGGCCAGCCGTTGTAGCTAGTCTGCATTAAAGTCCTAAAGCTTTTAAATCCTCAGCGGTCAAACCTAACGCCTCTAGTTTAGCCGTTGCGTTTGCTTTGTCTGTCGCTATTGCTGCATCTTTTTTAGCTTGCCAGGCATCGTAGTCATTAAAGCCAGCCGTAAATTGTGCCTTGGTGCATTTTGGTCTTTCATCTACCCACGTAATTAAATCAAAATCGTCACCTGAAATAATCCAACCGCCAGCTGGACATAACATAGATAAAACTTGCGCGCCTGTTGCCATTATGCACCTATTTCCATAAGAATAATCGTTGAACGGCTAGAGAAACCCGCAGTTACTAATTGCACATCTACTTCATCTGTATTATTAGATGATAGAAATACAGTTTTATATGTGACTGCGCTGACTGTTGCTGGAGAGTCTAAATAAGTATTGGACATTGAACCAAAGACAGCGTTAGGGCCTAAACCGTTACCAGTTGTTTGTTGCGTTAGTTGTGTTCCACCTTTCATTAAACGCAAAACTAGCGAATTAGTTGCACCAGCGCCTTTAAAACAACCATTTTGGTTAACAAAAATTAAAACTTTTGAAGATGTTGCAGAAGGTGTAATTGTTGCAGTTAATCCAGTATCGGCAGCAGTACTAGTTGAATTAGCCACAGCTGTGGTAGTTGAGGCTTCTACTACCTGCAACACTTTACCGCCCCCGCCTGCAGCTGCAGCCCATTTTAAACCTGTTGCAGTAGATGAGTCAGCTGTAAGTATTGTGTTATTAGCGCCTACGGTTAAATTATCAAAAGTTGCTGAGCCAGTACCTACGATTAAATCGCCTTTAGCTGCTATTTCAGTAGCCATAGAGTTAGTAATTGTGACCGTGCCGCTTGTGCCACCCCCGCTAATACCCGTGCCAGCCGTAACGCCTGTGATATCACCAATAGGCGCAGCTATCCAGGCAGCCCCGTCATAATACTCAGTACTGTTTGTATCTTTAAGGTAAGAGTATTGCCCCTCTTGTGGTGAGGTAATAGCTGCAGCGCGGGCTGCAGATGATGCAAACACCAAAACGCCTTGCATTAGGTAGCCGTTAGTGTCAGCTGCCGTAAGTACCTCGCCAGTAGTAAAGGTCTTAAAACCTAATCCAGCTGCCATAGTCCTATCTCCTTAGTAACTTAATACGCCGCTGTCAAGCAAACCGTATAGGGTTGAGTTTAGTATAAAGCCGTCAATAATTGGCTCTAAAGTTGTAAGTGTTGTTTTCCAGCTGTTAGGCGTAATGCTTTGAGCTACGCCAAACACCTGCAAAGTCTTAGTTAGCGTTGATCCGCCAGGCTGGTTAGTTGTAATAGTTACAGGGTCAAAGTAGTCCAGGTCTAGCGCTGCAATAATGCCTAAGTTGTAGTTATCGGTATAAAGGTCTAGCTGTATAGCATCGCAGCGAATACTAGTCTCAGCCCTAGATGCAACGTATGCCTGTGCGTAGTCCAGGGCCACGGCATCGGTCTGCATTAGTAGGTTTTGCTGGTTGTAGCTATGCACAAAATACTTATCTATGCTGGGCTGGTTTATAGCTACCTGAGCCGTACCGCCTGTACGGGTAACGCTGGCTGAGTTGTAAACTAGGGTATCGTCAAGGCGCCACACCGCGTTAAAGTAGCCAATATCTGTACCGTTATCGTTAAATACTGTAGGCGTAGCCCCTGTACTGCCAGCCGTTACGTTACGATCTTGAAAGACAAACGAGCCAGCGGCATCTACATACAAGGCCCCGTACTCGCTAGTCTCCACCGTTTGCATAGCTGCAAGGCTTGTGCGGGCTGTGCCTGGGTCTGCCTGCATTGTGGTTAAACCTGCATCCACGTCACGCATAGAGGCTGGCCAGTCAATAGCATCTAACAAGGCGTTAATTCTTGCACCGCTAAGCTGACCCGCTGGGGTGCCCGCTACTGTACTAATCTGTGCATTTTGTGCCAGTCTAAAAGCATCTACAGCTTGGATAGTGGTATAAACCACGTCATTAGCGTTTTTAGGTGTAGTAGTTGTATAGCTAGTAATAAAGCCTGAAAAGATAGGGTAAGTAACCGCGCCGTAAGTAGCCGTAATCTGCACTTTGCGCATAGGCGTAAGTAAGTTGTAATACGGGCTGGCTGGGTTTTGTGGGTTAAAATCGCCGTTTTGGTCAACGATACGCAGGGATAGAGTGCCCGTTTGGAATTGGTCAGCCTGAGCGTTACGGCCCCTAATAGTTTGGATGCTATCCACTACGTTAGATACGTCCACGATAACGCTGGCGCTATCTGCTAATACGTTTGTGCCTAATATGCCGCTGTCTAAAATCATAGCCTGAGCAAAGCTAGGGCCAGTACTAAAGTTAATAACAGCGTTTACTACTGGCACGGTCATACTGCTATGGCCCCTGCGTAGGTAGTTAGGTAGCCACGGCGGGCTATTTCATTAAGGGCATTTTGCACGGCATCCACGATTACGTTTTCATCGCCTATTACCCCAGCGGTTACGTTAATTACGTTATTGGTGTAATTTTCATCTCTTCGCTGATTAGGGTTAAAATCTCTTCCCGCTACTGGCACATTAAGGCTGAGGCCAGCTACCGCTGAGGTCAGGTCAGGGCCACCGCCGCTAATTGGAGACGGCATAAAAGCCTGAACGCTAGTTTTGACACCGCCCATAGAGGCTAATATCAGTGCGGCTTGAGCAAGGTTTTCTAGGTTAATTAGATCCTTAGGTTTAAGACTATTTAAGATATTACTTATACTTAGTAATGTTGCATCTTGCTTTTGCAAAGTGCCTAGTATCGCTAAATCTTTGTTTAGTTTAGCTGTAGCCTTTTCTATGGATGCCGTATCTTTTAAGGCTATCGCATCTTCTAGGGCGTTTATATCTTGCTTAACTCTAAGGCGCTGTATGTCATTGGCAATAGCTAATACCTGTGAGCCAGTAGTGGCTTTACCTAAAGCCTCAGCCTGGCCAATAAGAGCTGCATTAAGTTGGATTTTATCTAAATCGAAAACATCTGCACCTTTAGCTAAAGCTAGGTTTGCCTTGTCTATAGCTAAAGATAATTTTTTAGCATTAGCCGCAGCTAGTGCTGCCGCCGCTGTTTTTTTAGTCTCATTAGTAATCTTTTTGGCATTAGCAAGGGCTAGCGCATCTTGAGCCTTTTTACCCTGGTATGAGGTAGCCATACCTGTGCCAGCAAACTTACTAGCTGCCCTAGCTCTATCTTGGGCTAAAAACTCTGCGTTAGCTTTATTAAGATCGCCCACCATATTAAAGGCACCGCTGCCAGTAACTATATCTAAAATGCGTATAAAGCGGCTAAAGCCAATAATGGCAGTACCTATAGCGCCTGCAATAGACTCTATGAGACTAAGGGTTTTAGGTAGGCCACCTTCACCGCCTAGAATTGCAAGGGCATCTACTAAATCTTTGCCTAGTGTCTCGGCTACGTTTGCACTAGCTACACTCAACTTGTCTAACGATCCTGCGTAAGAGTCAGCTGCTAGTTGTGCCTGGCCTTTACTGACTTTAGCCACCTGGGCTAAAATCTCCTCAAAGCTCATAGCTGCTAGCTCGGCTTTAGTTAGGCCCAGCTGATATTTTAGTAAGCCGCGAGTATTACCCGCATAGGCCTTTGATAAATCTGCAGAGACGCTAACTACGTCAACGCCACTCATAGCGCTAAGGTCTAACGCGGTGCGTAGTAAATCTTGTGATTTAAGATAATCGCCCGTACTGGTCAGTAACATCTGATAAGCAGGGCGTAGCTTGTCATCGAGTACGCCGTACTGGCGCTCTAACTCAGATATAAACTTTTTTACGGCTGGGTCAGCAAAGGCTAAGCCTAAGTTATTAAGAGTTTTGCTTAGTACCTTAGCGGCCTTGTCATCGGCTGCAAAAGCCTTAACCGCCTGCATCGCGCCTCTAGCGCCAAAAGCCAAACCAAAAGCCCCAGCTAAACTTTTAACACTCTTACTAAGTTGCTTTGTAGCTGTCTCAGCTTTACTAAATGCTTTTTTGCCTGTGTATTCGGCGGCTATATTTATTACTACTGAGGGATCTATAGCCATTACTTAACCCCCATAGCGTTATAAAACTTAATCTTTGAGTTTTCTATAGCTTTTAATACAGCTGCATTAGTTTTGCCGCCGTCTTCTTTCCAGGCTCTAAATATGGCGCGGCCTTTCATTTTACGGCTTCTACGCCCTGCCCCAGTTTGGTTATTCGCATCTACTATTGGGCCGTATTCGTTTATAGCTTCAATAAACATATTGCCTGCGCCTGGGTTATTACTTTTAGATTGTAGCTTTGTACCTGAGCGTATCATTTTGCCATAGTTAGATTGACCTGGGCGCACAACCTTAGCCATAGGCGCTTGCTCTCGGCCATTAGGATATAAGCGGCCTGCGGTTTCATAAATTGATCCTGCAGCGCTTGTATTAGCAATACGAGCTATAGCTCTAAAGCCTCTATCATTAGGTTTTGAGGGTGAGGTTTTATAGCCTATCCCGCCCTTAGCTGCAGTAGTACTCCATAGGCGCCCCTTTTCTGACCATAAAGCCGTATCACTACTTTTAGCCCAGCCTGATAGGGGCGAAGTATTAGGCACAAAGCCACGAGCAGTTTTAGTTATAGGGGCTAAAAGGTTTGCTAACTCTTTACGAGTCTCTTTCGCTAAGTCAGGGCTAAACTTTTTAATAGCCTTGCGTAGCTCAAGGGCGCCTTTTACCTCTACTGGCATTTTGTTGCTCCTTAGCTTTATCGGTTAAAACCTTTAGCATATTTTTAAACATATCTGCATCCAGGTCTAGTAAATACTGGGGCGCGATACCCGTTTCTACGGCTAGCTGTGCAACCAGGTAACCAAAACTACCGCGCCCCACTATTGCGAAGGGTCATCGTCCAATACCTCAACCTTAGCTAAGGTGTCTAAAAATAACGCTCCAAAAACAGGTACTTCAACGCCTGCTGATCTAAGGCACTCGTGCGCTAGCCAGTAAACGTCACTCTGCTTTTCATCATCTCTAAAGGCTTTATGAAAACCTTTTTTTGCATATAACTCAAAGGCCCACTCAATTTTTGGCGTTATCTGATGTTCAGATACCGTACCGTCTGCCCTTGTTATTTTAAGTTTTGCCATTGTGTTAGCCCCTTTTCTTTATTCTTATGGTGCAGTTGTAATTACGATTGGTGAGTTACAGGTAAAAGTCAGGCTCTGCATACTTTCATCGGCTACAGCGCCGTTAATATCTTGAGTATTATTTACCAAAACTGTAGTGCTGTACAGCGGGTTAGTAGTTGATACTGCCGCGCTTGTTTGCTTTAGTGTTAGTGGCACGGTTGTACCCCAGGCAGCTTGCAAAGTTGCACGTACTGATCCTGCACCTGAGGCAGCATCATCGTTTAGAAAATCTAGCGTAATAGTGCTGGCCTCTAAACCTTTTACAAACTTGTGAGCTGTATCGCCCATAGCTGTTACCTCTAGCTCGTCAAAAGTCCTAGAGATGCTTGCGCTTGTTACGTGATCTGATAGCACTACTGAATTAAGAGTAGCCACTACGCCGTTTGATAAGAAAATTGCCATTAGGGCTATTCCTCTACTTTCTGTGTTGTTGTTTCTTTTGGTTGGGTTTCTTTAATCTCTTTTGGCAGGTCTTGGCCAATTTTGATTAAAAATGCTTTCTCTTCATCTGTAAGTGCCATTAGTTAACTCCAGCTCGTTAGTATGCTTATTTGTAAATCTGCCGTTAGATAGTCACCTGCGGCAACGCTTAATACGCTTGGCGCGCTTACGCTAGTAACATTAAATACGATTGCGCTATTAGCTAGTTTAGTAAACACAGCTACTATTGTGTCCTCTATGCCAATAAGGTTTGAGGCATTATCAAACATAGGCACCGTCATAATAATCTTAAAATTAGCCATAGGCGATATATTCACTTTTGAGTTATTACTTGGCGTGATATATGGATCCGCAGGGGCCACCACCACAGCGCTAGATTGCATAGTGCTGGGCGGATAGTTAAATACCGTCCATACGCCAGGGTTAGCCAGGGCTGCAGCTATTGTGCTGCGTAAGGTAGTTATAGCTGCGGGCATTAGCCGACCATACCTGCGGGTGAAAGATACGGGGCTAAAAGGCCTCTTACGGATGCCATAAGCGTATTCGACATTTTAAACGGGCTCAAACTGTAGCCGTCCACACTAGTGCCGCCGTTTTGTGTACTGAACCTAGATGTCCAGATATTTTCTGCCAGCATTAAAGCTGCAGCGTTAATAGCTGGGGTATTGGCGTAGGTAGCCGTTTTTGTATCGTCACCTGTCATAGTGCCATAAGGCAAGATGCGCCTAAAGTTTTGGTCAGCTGCAGTTTTTGCATATTGGATAAAGCTATAGCCCTGTGGGTATTGCCAGTAATTAAGCTGCATATTAAATGCGGGCAAGATGTTAGCTGTGCCTGTGCTAAATGGAATTGTGCCCGTAATTGTGTAAGTACCGTTAAAGGTTGAACCAGCCCCAGCAATAGTTACTGATTGGCCCGTAGTAAAGATGCCAGGGTTGGCAACCATAACGGTAGCGACATTAGACACCAACGCGGTACCGACTACGGGCGCGCTGTCAAACCATAAAAAGCCGTTTATTAAATCTTGTGCAGCTTGGCAGGTGTCCTCTATCCACGTATAAGAGTCATAAAGGGTGCCCACGCCTAAACTCGCTTTGAGAGTTGCGGCGGTAACGTAAGTTGCTGGCACTTTTATACTCCTATCTTACTTAGGTTTGGTAAGCCTCAAAGGGCTAAGAGGCCTACCAAACTATTAGTGGGTTTGCTTAGGTGAAGTTGTAACGGATAATACCCTTAGGCATTTTTGCAATAGTTGCCATAT